GTAAGAAAGATGGTAAGAATAGAAAAGATTTATTAAAGGCAATACACTACATAGTTTTATTAATGAGTAGTGAGGACGCTAAAGATGAAGAATGGTCAGTAGATGGTTTTTTAGAATCAGATACTAAAGTTGAACAAATGGCTAAACTTAAAGACCCAATATCGCCAGTATAATTAAAAGGAGAACACTAATGACAATAGATACAAATGTAATGGTAATGAAAGAAGATTTAGGTAAAAATCTTTATAGAAAAAAGACCTATTACACACTTTGCATAGAGCAAGATGTGTTGGCAGATAATAAAGAAGCTGCTGAAAATAAACTTGGCGACAATGGTATAGACCACTCTCAAATAAACCATGAGATCACTGAACAAAAAGACGGCGTTGAAACATATATGGTTGACGCTAACTATAGTGAATCAGGAGATATTGAGTATGTTGGTAAAGTATCATATACAGATGATGAGTATGCTGAAGAAAACGGAGACGTTGAGGTTAACTCAATGGCAGACGAAGTGTACATACCAGATGAGGTTGACACAATGATTAATATTAACGCTGAAGAAATGAGAGGTAAATAATATGGCAATACACGACTTATTCAGACCACTTAACGACCTAAAAGAGATTAAGGTATCGTTAGGTGAAGGAACTGATTCAACCACTATGGATTTGATTGATGAAAAGATCAAAGAGTATGAAACTGATATAGAAGCAGTTGACAAATACTTGAATAGTGAAGAATACAAAAAAGACAATGGTTTACCAATGGGATCGTTCAATTTTCATGGTGAATAGAGTACGAATCATTGATTTTAAGGCGTCCGGGACTGTCCTAGACGCAGGAAAGTCAATGTTTATCACGCTTTTTAATGGCTTGACTTTTAAGAAGAACTGTGGTAGGATAAAGACTATTAACATAACAAAAGGATATACTATATGAGTGCAACTTTCAGATACGACAAAGAAAACTTATACAAAGAGTTTGCAGACGCAAAAGTAAAAGACGTTAAACTGTCTAAACTTGAAACACTAGATGAACAAGAAAATGACTACTTTACTAACAGACTTAAATTCTGTGTAGAACATAAAGAGTTGAAGAAGTCTAACCCTCATTATTATGAGAACGTTAGTGTTAACTTTGACGCTTTAGAAAATGCATATAGAACTGTCAATCCGAGAGATACTTTTTATCAAATCGGTTTCGGTATGACTTATGCAATGAAGAAATCACTAGAGTCACAAGAACTTGAAATTAACATTAACAAAGAAGAATAGTGAAAAAAATTAGAGAGAGATACAGACCTGTGAATCTAAAGTTAATCAACGGTGTAAAGACTATGCCTGATTATACTTTAGATATCAATGGTCAGAAAATGAACTCTCTACCAACAAGTGATAATATTTCAGGCAGTACTCGTAAACGTAGTTTACCAAAAGTTACATTGCCTGCTGGTAAAACAATAGGGATCGGTTACAATAAGGGAACATATCAGGTTGTAGATTCTTCCGATTTCAAAACTATGGGACGTAAAATATGAAAACTATGATGATGTTAACCATTGCTGTCTTAATGACAATGACAATGGCTAAAAGTGAAGATGTTGCAACTAAAGTTACAAATCATTTGTCTAACGAAATTGTAAAGACAAAAGAATACCAAGCTAAGAGTTGGGCAGAGGGCAAAGAGCAGTTAAGTAATACTATTAACAAAATTAAATTGTTATTTGCTAAGAAACAATAAATGATGAGACTTATACTTATAATTTTAGTCGGGTTAACCCTAACAAATTGTGCCAACACGAATAGATCGCAAGTTGGTGCTGTGTTAGGTTCAACCACAACCACTGGTGCATGTATAAACCTTGGTGTGCAAGACCCATATATGATAGCCGGTTGTGCTGTTGTTGGTGCCTTTGCTGGTGCAGAAATTATGTATAATTCAGATTACGATGTACACAATGCTGTATTCGTAGATCATTTAAATAATGGTCCTAGTGGTTCATCTTACACAAATTGGTACAATAAAAAAACAGGCAATTCAGGTATTATAAAAGTTACTAAATCATACCTAGAGGGTCCTTTTAAGTGTAAAGATTATGACGCCACTGTAGATATAACAAGTCAATGGCCACTAATTGGTGTTGGTGGTGTTAACCGTTCGGTTGTCTTTGGTACTACTTGTCAGTTACCAGATGGTCGTTGGGTAGAAATGGTGAGTAAATAATATGATACATAGAATAAGTGATCTTTGTAAAAAGATTGATGGAATAAAAAAAGTGAGTGATAGATTATATGATACAAAATACAATCAACCTAAAACTCCTGAAAGAGACGCTGAAGTGAATGCAATGATAGAAGATGTACAACTACAGTGTAAATTAGTTTCTAATGATAAGGGTAAATATGAGCGATAATCCTACAGTGAATAGATTAAGAGAAGAAAAGAAACAAATTATAGAACAAATGGATCATTATCAAGGTAGAGACGAAACAAAAGTACACCAACTTGAAGATGAACTTTTTGAAGTTAATGATACGTTAAAGAAATTAAAGGTACAATGAATAAATTTTTAGTAATATTAATGATACTTACAGTAAGTGCCAAAGCAGACCATGATCATGGTGAGAATGGTGATCTATCTGGTCTAGTTGTGCCTGTAAAAAATGTTGAGGTATCAGATACCGTTAATAAGACTATTGAAGTATTAGACAAAATTGAAAGAGTTGAGAAAGAAAAAGACAAAGTTTATTATAACAAGATCACTACAATAGAACCAAAAAATGCAGCTGATCAATATTGTTATGTCAAAATTACTATCAAAACAACCGACAATACAGTTGAAAAACAAGAGACGTTGGAGTGTGCTGATGGTAGAAAAAAAGTAGACGGCCCAAGTTATTGGGAACTGTTTGCTCAGTTTTACTATAGAGATATATCTGCTCCAGAGTACTGTAGAGTCTATAGTAGACCAAAACACGTGTTTAAGTCGTTCGGAAAGACGTGTCTTAACAAGGACGGTGAATGGAAGGTACAATAATATGATTAAAAATCTAATCATACTATCACTTTTATTTGTAATAATCACTGGATTGTCTGGAAGTGAGTTCCTGGACTATATTCAAATAGGACTTGACAAAGCAGGTCAATTAGTGTATTATATAAAAAGTGAGGTAAATAATATATGATGAAAAACAAAGTAAGTAAACTTATTGGAATTGCAGTAGCAGGCCTATTAATGGCTAACTGTTCGGCAACTTACAATATGAAGTCCGAGAAAGGCAAAGTCCTTAATGAAGTGCCAAAGTGGTACATGGCTGACTTTAAAGAAAGTAAAGCATGTGATACACCTAAATTTGGTAAAGACAAAGATAAAATGTGTATCTTTGGTGTTGGTACTGCCGTATCACCAGACCTTAATCTAGCAATAGAAAAAGGTATGATGATTGCGAAAGCAGAATTAGCCGACATTATCAAAGGCGAAATGAATAAGTCTAGTAAGCAGTTTATTACTGAACTAGGAAAGAATAATAACAAAACAACTGTATCAGAGGTTGAGTCTACAATAGTAAACTTAATCAAAGAGACACCTGTTAGAGGTTATGAAATCTTTGCTAAAGATGTAACTATAACTAAAAATGGATACTACAGAGCTTGGATTGGTTTAAGATTACCAATGGGCGAATACAATAAAATGTATAACTTCACAATTGAAGAAGCTGTGGATTCATATAATGTTAAGAAAAAAGCAAACATTGCTTATGATAACTTAATGAAAACAGAAAATGAAAATAGTAATATACAGTAAAAATAACTGTCAATTCTGTACCAAGGCCAAAGAACTTGTAAAGAATCTTGGCCTTGAATACGAAGAACGTAAGATGGAAGACTTTGCGTCTTTAGATGTTATGTTAGAGGACATTGGTAAAAAAGTTAAATCAATGCCACAAGTTAAAATAGATGATGAACTAGTCGGTGGATATAATCAACTACTAGAGTTTTTTGTAGAAGAAGGCAAGATTAATTTTGAGGGTAAGGTTTTATAGTGGTAGATGAAAAAGATAATGTTATACAGTTTCCTACTAATAAGATTGTAAGATATAAAGGTGGTACAAGTGAACCTACTCCAGACTTTGTAAAGAAACAATCTGAAGCTAATGATAAAATTAAACATGCTCAGACGAAAGCATTTGTTGAATCGTCTGTAGATAATATAGTTATGAATTTAATAAACAGTTTTTTAGACATTGCAATCAAAACAGATAAGATTAACTTTACAAAAGACTTAGCAATGGTGGTTGACTCATTAAGAGGTTTAATATACAGAGACTTTGGTATGAAACATACATCACACTCTCTTATAGATAAAATAGTACAAGTAAAACAAATGAAAAATGGCCACAGATCAGCAACAATTGATTACAGTAGAGTTATGGAAACACTTAAACCTACAAGACCATTTAATAAAGAAATTAAAGAAGAACTAGATGATCTAACAAATGGTGCCGGCACTTTCTTTGAAAGTGATGAGGACCTTGGTAACGATGATGACAAATAGTCTTTCTAACAAAATTACTCCGGTAATCGCCTCAGCAGGTTGTAAAATAGCATTTAATAACAACAAAAGGAGAGTTAAACAAAATGTTTAAATCAATTAAAAACGCTTTTGGTAGAGTCGGAAGACCTGCTATGAGCAAAACTCAAAAGGTATTAAATCTTTTGAACAAAGGTGAAGCTGTATCTTGGACAGTATTAAGAAACAAGTTTGACCTTATATCGCCAAGAGCGATGGTTGATAAATTAAGATCACAAGGTAATATGATCTATATCAACAAGTCAGCAAAAGGAACTTCATACAGAATTGGTTCACCAACTAAAGCTATCATAGCTGCTGGTATTACTAAACTGTACGGAACACCATTCGCTTACAAAAACTAGAACATTGTGTATGGTGGCGAGCAATCGCCACCTACCTAACTCAACCAGGAAACCAGATGTCAACAGTAAAACAATTACAAACTCAAATCAAGACATTACAAGAGACCAATAAATGGTTTAAAAAACAAATAGAACCACATGATTGTGGTTGGATGTGGACAACCATTGATGGTATCAAGTATAGAATTTCAGTATTACGAAGTAGAATAAGAGCAAAGATTAAAGGTAAAGTAACACCTAAAGACAAGCATTGGAGTGAATATAATTAAATGATACTCGTAGATTTAAATCAAGTACTAATTTCAAACCTGATGGTGCAGACCAGAGGCAAAGCAGATGTTAAACCTAATTTAGAAATGGTAAGACAAATGGTATTAAATTCATTACGTGGTTTTAATCTAAAGTTTAGAGAAGAATATGGTACAATGGTACTATGTTCAGACGCTGCCAATCCATGGAGAAGAACTATATTTCCTAACTACAAACATGGTAGAAGAAAAGGAAGAGTAGATTCGGATACTGATTGGGATAACATATTCAAAATTATGATGGAGATCAAACAAGAATTGATTGATAACTTTCCATACGTAGTTATGCATGTAGATAATACAGAGGCTGACGATATTATCGCTAGTCTTATAAAATTGAGAGAAGAAGACAAATACTTAATCGTATCAGGTGACAAAGACTTTATACAGTTACACCATTACGGAGATGTTTACCAATTTAGTCCAATTCTTAAAAGTTTTATTGGTGAGCAAGTAGACCCTATACAATTCTTACACGAACAAATTATCAAAGGTGATAGATCAGATGGTGTACCAAATGTATTAAGTGATGACGATATATTTTTAAGAGACGAGAGACAAAAGCCTATCAATAAGAAAAGATTGGAAGAGTTTAAAAATATAGAGACTTCATTAGAAATAGACCCACAAGTAAAAAAGAACTATGATAGAAACAAGACTTTGATTGATCTATCACAGATACCGGAAGACGTAGAAAAAACGATTATAAATACTTACAGAAATTATAAAGTAAAAGATAGGTCGCTCCTATTAAACTACTTTATTGATAATAAATTGAAATCATTAATTGAAAATACAAGTGATTTTTAACAACATATATATGGAGAATAAATTATGCCACAATTACCACCAGTAAACAAAGCTTTAATGGCGGCTCAGAGAACGTCAGGTTCAGGAGAACAAACTGTACATGAAATTTTTACGCTGATCAACAACGCTAAAAACAAAGAAGACAAATTAAAAATATTAAAAAAGAACGATACAGCTGCCATGAGACAATTACTCAAAGCTGCATTTGATCCGGCAATCGCATTTGATATGCCACCTGGTAATCCACCGTTTATGAGAAACGAAGCACCTGAAGGGACTGAACATACTAGTCTATTCTATGCAAGTAAAAAACTATGGCACTTTGTTAAAGGTGCAGATCCGGTAACTAATTCTTTGCAAAAAGAGAAAATGTTTCTTGGACTACTAGAATCATTACACAACAAAGACGCAGATGTATTATTAGGCATTAAGAACAAAGACCTAAACAAAACATACAAAGGTTTAACTGAAAACCTAGTTAAAGAAGCATTTAACTGGTCAGATAATTTCGTTAAAAACAACTAAAAACCTCACGTTTTAGAGGGTGCGACACAAAGTACCCTCTAAAAACCCTCATTTTACTCGCTTTTCTAAAAAACTTTTCGCTTGACTTCTATACCAAACTGTGGTATCCTAAATATATTAATAAGAACAAAAGGATATATTATGAAAAAGTTGTTAATGACGATTGCGATAGTAAACATTGTATTATGGAATGCTCTATCATCACTTGCTAAGGCAGACGATTATAACACGGCAGTTATTGGTCACGTTATATCGGAGACGATTAAGGGTACATCTATAGACAATCAAGCTATAATGGAATCTGAACTACAGAAACTTGGTCACCTTTACGCTTTAGAAATGGTAAGTGTACTTCAAAAGTATTTACCATCAATTTTAGATTCTGTTATGACAGATTTAAGATTACAAGCAGACAAGAAGTATAAATGTGAACTATTAAAAGACACAAAAGCGGTTGACAAGGATTGTATATAATGATTAACTTAATAAGGAAATATGGCATTAAGAAAATCAACAAAACTACACAAAATAAAGAAAGTTAAATCTATCATTAAAGAAGATATATCTAAAGTTGACAAGAAATACAAAACAACTTACAAAGATATAAAAATGTATTTTACTATGATAAATGAACTAGTCTTTGATAACAAACTTTCCCCTTTTAACAAAGTTCTTATTAAACAGCTTAGACACAAAACAGAGAAAATATACGGCCAAGTATTAACCTACGATTGGGATAGAACTGGTGCTAGAGAGTACCAACTTCATATGATACCGTATTATAAAAACAAAAAAGATTTCGCTTGTACGTTAGCACACGAAATGGTTCATCTATATCAGATGGCCAACGAAGGAGACACCGGTAACCATAATCAATTATTTTATAGTTATCGTTCTAAATTAAACAAAATAGGATTGGACTTATAACATGGACAAAGTGAGAAGAAAAGTAAAAGAACTTGACCCTTACCTTAAAGGTAGAATTGGTGAAGCATTAATACAACTACAAGAAATAGGAAAACCTTCAAATTTATCAGGAACAAGTAGAGTATACTACACTGGTAATTGGGCAAAAGACGTATACGATAACTTCACTGATAAACAGGCACAAGTTATATTTGATAAAGTTACCAAACTTAAAACTGGTCTATCTTTATATCAAGTTAAACTTCCTAAATTTACAGATGAAGAAGGACAAGAGTGGTCTGGTTACGATTACACAGCGAGGAAGATTTGAAAACATTTAAAATAGTATCTAAAACCTTAATGGTTGGATTTATTATTGTATTTTGTGCAGTTACTTTTCATTTTTATAAAGCACAGGCAAATAGTAATCTACCAAAGAAACCTAACTTTGAACATATAAACAATCAACAGTTTATAGACAACGTTAATCAATGTTTAACCTATATCTATTTCTATAATCTTACAACGAATAGAGTAGATAAAGATTTACTATTGGCACAGGCAGCTTTAGAGTCTGGTTGGGGAGATAGTAGATTTGCCAAAGAAGGTAAGAACCTATTTGGTATTAGAACATATGATTTAAGAGAACCTCATATGTTACCATCAAATAATCCTAAAAAATGGGGAGTTAAGGTATTTCAACATGAATGTGATGGTGTGGTATGGTATATAAATACATTAAGTAATCACCACTCATATGAAAAGTACAGAGCTCAGTTAGCTTTAGGTGCAGATAGTTTAGAACTAGTTGATACACTAGACGCATATGCCAGTGATAAAGATTATTCATGGAAAGTTAAATCAATAATCAAAAAAATAAGAGAGACTTTTAGACACTAATATGTTCCTAATTTTACTAACATTTTTGAGTGCGATATCTATATCTGTAATAGCCGCTGGTTATTCTATCATAGGTCTTGCAACACTATTTGCTGGTGCAGTAACACCTATTATCGCAATGGGTACGGCATTAGAAGTAGGTAAGTTAGTAGCAGCCTCATGGTTGTACAATAATTGGCAGAGTGATATACCTAGACTATTAAAGGCGTATCTATTCATAGCAGTTATAGTATTAGTCTTTATTACATCTATGGGTATCTTTGGTTTCTTATCAAAGGCACACCTAGATCAAGTTAAACCTACATCTGGTAATAATATCAAACTAGAACAAATTACCAATCAGATTGAAAGACAACAAGTAGTTATAGATAGATCACAAAAGACTTTAACTCTATTAGATAAAGCATTAGAAGTCTATATTGACAAAGAATATGTGACTAGAGGTTTAAAAGAAAGAGCGAAACAAGAAGAAGAAAGAACTGCCTTAAACAATGCGATTGAAAATGCAAGTGATAAGATACAAGAGTTGTCAGATAAGAAAGCAACACTATCACTAGCACAAGATAAGATAGAGGCAGAGGTTGGTCCTATCAAGTACGTTGCAGAGTTAATATATGGTGAAAATGCAAAAGATAATCTTGACAAGTCTGTTAGGATTGTTATACTGATACTAATATTCGTATTTGACCCATTAGCAGTATTGTTATTGATAGCTGCCAACATATCATTGAGACAGTGGAGATTGAAAAGACAATTGATTACTTCCGGTAAAAAGGTAGACTTACAGAGAAAATTAAACAGGCTACAGAAATCAAATAGAAATTTAAAAAAATATAAAGGATTGGTAAAAGACCTTGGTGACAATCCAGATGAGATTAAACTTAAACTTAATCAGATAGTGAATTTAGATGATAAAGGTTAGTCTATTATTAACAATGTTACTCTTTTTGAGTGGTTGTTTTGGCGCTGAACTGTTTACTATTGGTCCTTTTACAGTAAAACCAGGCGATATTGCAACTAAATCACTTGGAATTGGTAAGAAATTAAAAGAAAAAGCGCTTGACAAAGGCGAATAAATGTGTTATATTAGACTATGAATATGAAAGAAAATGATCTAACAAGTATCGGAGTTGATCTCCAGACACTTACAAATGAACAAGTAATAAGAATATCAAATGCTGAAAGGTCTTGTAGAAATGCAAGTACTAATTGGTCTAAAGAGTATTGGCATGAAACTTTTAAGAAGTTATGTAAAGAATATAATGTCATGTCTTATTATAGTAAAATGACTGTAGGCAGTTAACAAAAAGGATATATTATGAAAAGAAAAACTAAAAAACTAATACTAGAATTACTACACTTTTGGCCGATGACCATAGTGGTACCAGCAATGTTGCTTGCCATTTTGTTTGGTCCGTATATAATGAGGTAGTATGAATATATTTTATCTAGATAAAGATCCCATTATAGCTGCTAAGATGTCATGTGATAAACATGTGTGTAAGATGATTATTGAGTCTGCTCAAATGTTATCTACTGCTCATAGAATGCTAGACGGTGAAGAATATCTACAAAGAAATAAAAACGGTAATAGAAATATTAAAAGATGGTTGATGAAAGATAACTTATTTGAAACTACTCTATACAAAGCATGTCATACAGGACACCCTAGTACAGTGTGGGTTATGGCAAATGTAATTCACTATGTATGGTTGTATAAACATATGATTGCTCTTGGTGATGAATTTAAATTAAGATATAATCATACGAAAGACCACATGACTATTCAGAAATTAAAAGATGTATTATCCCATACACCTAAAAATATACCTATAAATAAGATTGCTACAGACCCAACACCTGCTATGCCAGATGAATGTAAAATACCTGGTGATGTGATTGGTTCTTATAGACTGTATTATATAACTAAAAAAAGATTATTTGCTACATGGAAATCACCAGCAGTGATACCAGAGTGGTACGAAAAAGGAATAAAAGATGACAAAAAACAACTTTAGACATGATGGTAGAACTCGTCCTATTAATGACGTTTATGCTAAAAGATGGTCAGAAATATTTGGTGAGAAACAAGATAAAGAACTTGCAGAATCATTTAAACAATCTAAACAGAATAAAAAAGAGAGACTAGATAATGAGTTAAAGAAAGAAAATGAGGCGTCCATAGCTTCATTTTTTAAGTCTTGCTTATCTCCAGAGGAACAAAAAAAACTTGACAAGGTTAAAAAGACGAACAAGGCTAATGAAGATAACAGGAAAGACGATTGGATATGGACATAAATATGATTAGAGAATATACTAACGAAGAAAAGAAAATATTAATAGAAGGACTAATTTTAAGTGAATTGTCCGATAACGAGTTAGAGGAGAACAATGACAAAAAAGAGAAAATTAAGAATTAAACATCAAGTAACACCAAAAACAACAGGCATTATTCCTATGTGGAATTGGCTTGCAGAAAAAATATTACCACCATTGGTAATGAATGAAGAGCATAAACCTAAACGTGCTAGAACTAAACGTGGAAGATACAAAGGTGACGACAAGTCTACTGCTGATTATAACGAGGCATGGGTTGGTGGTAAAGCACCTAAAAAGTGGTACAAACCTTGGTAAGATGATAAAAGAAAAAGCAAAAATATACGAAAGAAACCCTAACACAGGCGTTATTCGTTGGAGATACGTAGGTGAGTCACCAGATAAATTTGGTTGGCCAAACTATGGTAGAATACTAAATGATAAAAAAAATAAAAGAAAGTGAATACTCTAATCTTTATGAATGCATAAAGAGTGATCAAGTACCAGCAAATGCAATTGCTGAATACTTTCAAGATAAAGACTTTTTTAAATACGTAAAAAAGAGAGAAAAGAAAAATGATAAAAGACGCATTGATTAAAAAACTAGAGGGTGATATTGCAGTGGCAAAAGCAGATATTAATTTGTTTATGGAAAAACCTATTGGTGTTGCAGAACATATAGACTATGTTGCTACTGCCGAGAAGAAGTTAGAAATCCTAGCAACTGCTGAAGATAAATTATCATCACTTAAAAGTCTGTAATAGTGGCATACAGTGTTAATGATAAATGTATCATGTGTAAACACACTGATTGCGTTGAGGTCTGTCCTGTAGATTGTTTCTATGAAGGAGAGAACATGTTAGTGATCAATCCAGATGAATGTATTGATTGTGGTGTATGTGAACCAGAGTGTCCTGAAGGAGCAATACTATCAGACATGGAAGAAGAAGGCAAGAAGTGGATTCAATTTAATGATAAATGGTCAAGACAATGGCCAGTGATAACAGATAAGAAAGATAGTATGGATCCAGATAACAAACATAGAGACGAACCAGATAGATTGAATAAGTACTTTAAAAATAAATGATAATAGATTTAATAAAAGAAGCAGGATCAGATATAAAGATGTTAGAAGGACATGATAGATTTCACTATCTTATAGACAAGGCAAAAGATATTAAACCATTACCAGAATGGTTGAAGACAGAGACAAATAGAATACATGGTTGTGCTAGCAAACTGTGGATTACTGGTAGTAAAAACCCTAAAGACGGTACTATGATTTACCATGCTGATGGTGAAAGTCATATAACTAAAGGCACTGCCGTAGTGGTAACTAATTTAGTTAATGGTCAGAAAGCCGAAGAAGTTGCTAGTCTAACTGTAGAAGATTTTACACCGTTAGGTATCAAAGAACTACTTACTATGCAAAGACAAAATGGATTAGGTGAGTTAATTAATAGAATTATAGGAATTGCAAATGCCAATATACACGTTTAGAAACAAAAGAACTAAAAAAGAACATACAGATATGATGACCATTGCAGAAATGGAGACATATATGAAGAAAAATAAGAACATTGTACAGGTACCACAGGTACTAAATATATCCGCTGGAGTAATGGGCATAACAATGAAAAACGATGGTGGCTGGAAAGAGAACATGTCACGAATCGCAGAAAACCACCCAACAAGTCCCTTAGCAGAGCGATATGGCAAGAGAACAGCAAAAGAAATTGCAACTAAACAAGTTGTACAAAAACACCTAAAAAGGCAATCAAAAACAAAAGGAAAATAAATGAGTAACGATTTACCAGACTACATGAGAGGTTTTGATTTGACCGATGATTGGGGTATGACAGCAGTAGCAACTCCACCTAAAGAAGAAACACCAAAGATTAATACAAAAGCAATTGAAAATTCTACTTTAGAAATATCAAAGGTTAAATCAGATGTTTCATCTATTAAAGCCATGATGAATGAAATTATGCAGATAGTGGCAGAAAAAGATACTATTACAAAAGCAGTATCAGACGAAGATACAAAAGCAACTTTCAAAGAAATTGAAAAAGTAATATTACCTTTCTTATATAACTTAAGCAAAACAACTGAACCTTATATACATTGGCCAAACAGAGGTCCGATTATTAAGGCACAGATAGAGAAAATATTAAAACTAACAAGAGGATAAGAATGAACATTAATAAGTTAAGAGAACAACTAAAAATTGACGAAGGAGTTAAGTATGAGGTCTATGATGACCATCTAGGTTACAAGACTTTCGGAATTGGTCATTTAGTAACTGCTAAAGACGAGGAATATGGTGCCAAAGTAGGTCATCCAGTTTCAGAGAAAAGAGTTAATGCAGTATTTGACAACGATGTAGAAACTTATGTAACAGAATCTAAAAAAGTATTTTCTGATTTAGATAAACTACCAGATGAAGCACAAGAAGTAATTGTAAATATGTGTTTCAACATGGGTGCTCCAAGACTATCAAAGTTTAAGAAGTTTGTAGCAGCCGTAAATGATGGTAATTGGTCAACAGCAGCCGTTGAAATGATGGACAGCCGTTGGGCAAAACAAGTTGGTGTTAGAGCAGAGAGATTAAGAGATAGAATTAAAGCACTATCTACTTGAACGCCCACACCGATTAACGATGAACATAAGAAAACACGTGACGAACTAAACGACATGTACGCCAAAAAAGGCATTTAAATTATGAAGTATGAGAATGAATTTGGAACAATAAAGGTACTAGAAGATAGTAAGTTTAAAAACAAAACTATTGCAGTTGCCATGTCAGGTGGCGCTGATAGTACCTTATTGTGTTATCTCATAGCAAATACAATACAAGAACAAGATTTAAATATTACAATACAACCATACAATGGTCTTGACCTATGGGCACCTGGTGATGGTAAACAGATACCTAAA